GTCTGAGGCTAAATCGACTACTTCTTCTCTAAGACTTCGTAATACTTGATAGTGATTGCCTGAGTAACCTGCAAGTTCAGCTGACTTTTTAAAATCTCCTCCTGTTTCCACGAGGTGATTTAGAAACGATTGCTGTTTTTCTGTAAGATTTCTATCTTTCTTTTCAGCTAAATAGTTTGACATGATACTATCATTATAGGTACTTTATAAAGTTTTGTCAAGTGTTTTGAAGATAATTAGAATTAATTCCCAAAAGGTCTTGACAAATGGAAAATTTACCTGTATAATAGGATTGTTCCGCTGGGAGGGTTGAATACATAACTAACACACCTTCTCACGTCTAACAAATCCCTTATAAAGCCCGATGAAACTTGACAAATTGAAATATCAATTAGAATTATTATTCCTAATATTTCTATTTATCTTTAGTGTGCAAAGCACTGTCTAGTCTTGTTCATATTTGTATAACTTTATAAAGTTTTATAAAGATTATATGGGGCTGGTTAATATCTAAAACTACCTTAAAATGTAGATGAACTATATATATACAGGGTGGGTGGTGGGTGGCTCCTGCCCTGCCCTGTTATGTTATAACATTACACTTTGAAAAGGCTTCATATCAGCACTTTAGAAGCTTTACAAATTTTACAAAGTTATTCACAGCTTTTTAACAAGCTTGTCAAATTGTGGATAACTTTTTATAGAGCTTTTTAAATTTTAAAAATTTTAGAAGCTTTTGAAATCTAGTTAAAGCCTCTGTGAAATCTTATAAAGAGTTAGAAATTTATTTATCTCTCTATTTCATAAATTTTAAAAGCTTCATAAGCTCTAAAAATTTTTAACAAATATCTTGCACATTTTACAAATTATAGTATTATGTATATATGTTAATTAAAAATAAAGGGGTTTACCTATGACACATACACAATTAAACGAATACGATAACACTACAGATATTTATCTTATTGAAGAGATGTATTATTGGCTCAAAGATAGAAAAGCTACTTATTGGAGCAATCCATTAGATAAGGAAAGAGATACAGTTAAGTTTTTCTTTGGTTATCATGGATGGGGCAATACTTATATGCCTTCAAGGATTCAAAGAAGAATGTTTGCAAGATTAAAGCATTTAATTGCTAATGATGTAGATTTTACATTTGAGTCATGGGTTGAGCTAGAATTATCAAATAATCCTAGAATCTCAATCAATGGTATTGAAGTTAAATATTTATTTTAATAATTAAAAGGAGCTATAAATTATGAAATTAGAAATAAATGAAAAAGAAAGTTTAATATTGCGTAATCTTTTAAATGATTACTTATTAAATGATGATAAAGAAATGAAGTTGAATGATTATGTAGATAATTACATGTTATTTGCTAAACTTGTATATATCTCAAATCATTATGGCGGTAGCTTAGAAAAAGGAGAAACAATTCTCTCAATATTTAATGAATTAATAGACGATTCATTATTTTAAAGCTAACCACCTTTACAAAGCCCCGCAATTAGCGGGGTTTTTTTTAGGTTATACTTTCTCTAAGCCATTCTAAGCCATTCTGAGCAACTTTTTACCTAAGACAACCAAACACAAGGGCAACCATTCAAGCGTTCAATACAGAGCGTTTAAAGTGTTGTATATTTATACAGTAATTTAGTCTAACTTTTTAAAATTTTAGTATTGACTTTATAATCGTTTAATGATAATAAAAAATTTCCTAACATATAAATAACAATCTTGTCAAGCTTTTTAATGAAAATAAATTTAAAAAAATTTTAAAATATTTGTTGACACCTTTTGACATTGTGTTAAATTGTAATCATTAAAGCTTATTAGAAATAAATCGAACAGCACATTTTAAAAGGGGCACATAATGGCAATGATTAAAATGATAGATGACAAAGGAAACAATATAAATGTTTCTGTTCCTAGCAAGGAATTAAAAAAGTTATCTAAGAATAAAAGAAACAAATTAAAAAGATATGGTATAAAACTTAATACAATATCTGCAACTGCTAAAAGTTATGGCATTGTTCAAGAATATTATAATTTCTTTGATAGTCATAAGGAATGCAGAAATCCTAGAACAATATTAATTGAACAAGGATTTTAAAAAAAAGTTTAAAAAAACTATTGACAACTAAAAAACAATAGTTTTAAATAGAACAATAACAGCTTAATAGATAGATATCGAACAGCTAGAAAGAACAAAGGATGATTATATCTTTTATTAATGCTAGGCAATCATTCAAAACTGCCTAATTTTAATTTTAATAGTGAGGTAAAATTATGACTAAAAAAGACTTTGAAAAAGTAGCAAGTATATTCAAATATGGCTATGATCTAGGCGATTTGAAACAGTATACTATTATTAATTTAATGGTTGAAGAATTTTGCAAGGTTGCAGAAGAAGACAACGATAAATTCAACAAGAAAATATTTTTAAAAGCTTGTAGGGGGTAAATTATGAAATTATTTAATATAAAAACTTTTGAAGATAGATACAACCCAAAAAAGAAATTCCATCATTTTAATATTATGGGGTTAAGGTTTAGAGTTGCTAACAATAAAAGAACCTATCGCACAAGGTGGGAAACAGTCTATAAGACTGAGCGAGGTATCGTGTTTAATGGGTTCGATAATCGTTATCTATGTTTGATAACTAAGAGATAAGACAATGAAATTATTAACAGTAAATGGTAATCCTAAAATAATGAAAGGCGATAAGCTTTCTGATAAATATCTATCAGCGATTATGCACCTATCCCCAATTAATACAAGGATATGTCCTTATCAAGATATCGCCAAGTGCAAGGAAGCGTGTTTAAATACAGCAGGGCGTGGCGGTATCTTTAAAAAGGGTGAGACTACTAACACCATACAAGAGGCTAGAAAGCGGAAGACTGATCTATTCTTAAACGATAGAGATACCTTTATGAGTTTACTTGTAAAAGATATCCAAGCTTTTGTGAGAAAGTGTGAAAGGCTAGGCAAAAAACCTTGTATCCGGTTAAATGGCACGAGTGATATTCAATGGGAGTTGATACCAATTGACAACTATGCTAACATCTTTGAAATGTTTAGTGATGTGCAATTCTATGACTATACTAAGATTCCTACAAGAAAGGTATCGAGTATCAAGAACTATCATTTAACATGGAGCTACAGCGAGGCTAACGACAAATACGCTAGACTGTTTGAGCAAGTGCCATATAATAAAGCGGTGGTGTTCAATGGTGGATTACCTAGCATATTCAAGGGCATGAAAGTCATTGACGGAGATACAACGGATATGAGATTTTTAGATAAGGCTAATAGGGTTATTGGTCTTAAAGCAAAAGGCAAAGCTAGAAAAGACACTAGCGGATTTGTTATACAGACTTTACAAATTGCATAAGGAGGAATTGTAAATGAAAATAAAACCATTAATAATTGAGATAGTTGGAGAAGCTATAAAGCAAGACATGTTCTATGCGATAGACTGCTTACAAGGCTACAGTTGTGCTGACGAGTATTTCTTTCAGCATCCAACGCAGGATATGAGATTACTATGTAATCAAAAACCTGATGATAAGTATGTAGGTATCCATAACCTTGACGATTGCCACATTCTTTTCTTTAGCAGAAAGGAAGCGGAGAGAATTAATAAGCATGTTAAGGCAGGTAAAGATACCAATGACTACGAGTGTGAGGCTTGGTTGTACTGGACGAACTGGAATGATGGAGTGGAAAGAGTTGTTGATTATACAACTAATTTAAACAAACTCATAGGTATTGATAAGATTATGGATAACTGGGAACACCAGTTTGTAGAATTGAAACAGACTTTATAAGGAGAACGACAATGAGTAATACAATAAACACTATGATACTAGAAAATCTTTTTGATGATGTCTTAGAACAAGATGCAAAAGGTTTGCTAGAGAATGAGGTCAATGAGATTGCAAGAGAACAAGGATTGCATGTTGATGATGATAGAGATGAAATACTTGGTATTATTACCAATAGAATATTTGAGGTGAAATATGATTAAAGAAGAAAAGATAGTTGCAACCGCATTCTTTATGGGGTATACTTTGCAATTCGATTACAAGAAAGTTGAGGAAACAGTTGCTCAACCTAGAACATTGGTGACTATATCCGATATGAAATACAATCACGATAGTGAGATATTGATTGGAGGTTGTATCAATAACGAGGGTGAGTATCGCCAATTCTTTTTGGAGAATATGTCTAACATTAGATGTTGGAGACAGATACACATAGAGGAGTAATAAGTTTTGTAAGGTATTCCGGTAAGGGATTACTACAGGAAGGAATTTAAATGTGTTCCTGTTGGATGGGTTTACAAGCATCCTATAAACACCGCCTTACATTTTTGTAGTTAGGAAAGAGCCTTTGTAAAATCCTTTGAAAGATAAGGTTAAGGATAAAAGTAAATGAGAACTAAACCTTCATGCACTAACTACAACACTCACCAGTCCCTAGCGTGTGAGTTATAAATCTAGAGTAGGGAGTTTAGTTTACTTTAAAACTAGTGTTGACAGGCACTTAAAAAACCGATAGTTATGTTGCTGTTGGAGGAGTTGGTAGTCATCTCCGGAACTAGAAAACTACCACCGATTTACAGGCTTTACTAGGTTGTAATGAGTAGCACATTTAAATAAGGAGGAAGTCCTTCTTAGTTAATTTCTACATTGCTGACGAGGTGTTAGCAAGGGTAATGGGTAAACCTATTTTAAATTACCTACGCTACAAGTTATAACCTAGTAAAATTATATAGGAGAAAATATATGAAATTTGATACAATGACTAAGATAGCATTCGCAGGATTGCTAATAACTTTACTATATTTTTGGAGTACATTATGAATGATATGATGAATGACATACTTAACACAATGGTGGATAACTTTTACAAAGATAATCCAGTCATTGATACTAACCGAGAAAGTTTTCAGACATACGAAGATGAGTTGTGTGCATGTGGCATACCCTTGAACGAATGTCAAGATGCTTACGATCACATAACACATGGAGTTTAGCTGTGGAAATTGAAGTGAGTATTGGAAGTAAAACACTAGCTTGTTTAATTACTAATGATGTTTTTAGAACAGGAAAAACTGTAATTGATTGGGCATATGGTGTTAATCCTGAAAAGATAGAAATGCACAATGACTTTACAAGTTGGATAACTTTTAAAAAATATGAAGCAGAAAAACTTCAAAAATATTTAAAAGAATTAATGCCCAATGTATCGCTTGGTTTAAGAACAAGTATGCAAAGGTTGAATGATAATATAACAAGTCAATTAACAGGAGAAATATATGAGCTACGACAAGCATGGAAGAGGCATGATAGCAAAGAACTTAATACATAACTATCTAATCAACGAGGGCTACCAAGTATTCAGCGAGGATACTAGTCAAGGTTTAATTGATATGGTAGCAGTAAGAGAAGATGGTGATGTGTTGTTCATTGATGCTAAAGCTTTATCAAAAAGATCAGATGGCACAAAGATCAATCGTATCTTACGAACAGGACAAAGAGAACTTGAAAAAGCTTTACAATCTGTGATACAATTAATCTATGCTGACACTGAAACAGGTGAGATCATATTTAACAGGAGATAAACTATGACACTTTACAAACGAGTAGAAGATTTACTACATCAAAATTTTAATTACATCACAGCTAAATTAACTGTCAACACTTGTCAACTTTTACTAGACAGATGTGTTGAAACTGTGAGAGAAAGAGAAGATGTAAATGACATTACAGATATATCTATTTTAAACACCATAGAACGCACTGTAAGCTCACTGGTTGCACGATCATTGACTAACCAATGGTCTGATACCAACCAATAAAACATGAGCTTAGAGAGGACGAGAGAACAACAATAATTTTTATGACACAAATCTTTACTTTAGATTATTTTTATGATATAATCTTTATAAAATTTATAATATATATTATTATAATAATTAATATAAATAATATTTATAAAACTTTATAACACTTTATAAAACTTTATAAGAGGTATAACTTATGGATTTAATATTAATCGTAGTAGGTTTTGTGTTTATCATGTCTTGTGTAGGTTTATACTTATACTTGGTTGATAAAAAAAAGATTGAGCCAATGCTACCACCTAGATACATGAAGCATGGTGGTATAGAGGTTAAATATACAAAGGAAGACTATGACAAATTCGATAACAAAGATACATAAAACTTTTGGAATAGGAATATTACTAGGGTTTTGGGTAGGATTTATTTTAAGAGGAGGGTTATTATGACAGAGCACAAGGATAAAGTAGAAGAAAGACGCTTTCAAATCTTCAAGGAGAGAACAGACTTACCAACATTAGAAGCTAGAACTGAATGGGATTATATGTTAAAGAGATATCCAAGTGGCAAGGTTGTTAAAGTCTTTGATGACAAAAGAAAAAAGGATGAGGTAATCCAAGATGGCAAGTAAGTGGAACGAAAGACAACATACATCTGCAACAACAGGCAGAGGTAAGAAGACAAGTCAAGGTAAGCGTAATGTTGGCTTCGCTACCATGAACAAAGAAAAGAAAGCTGACTACAAAAAATATAGAGGGCAAGGCAAATGAAAAAAAAGAAAAACGAAACTACATTTCAAGATATGTTTGAGGTGTTTCTTAGAAAAAATTTAACTGATGCAGATTGTCAATTAGATGGTATCAAAAAAGTAAATGATAAAGTTGATAGCATGAATGAGAAGTTAGATAATTATTTAGCTAAAAGAAAATGAACATATTTTATTTTGATGAATCACCTAGCAAGTCAGCAGTTGCACAACCTGACAAGATGCTAGTCAAGATGCCATTGGAATCAGCACAGATGTTATGTACTGCACACCGAGCTTTAGATGGTGACGAGTATGCAGACAAGACAGGCATGTATAAAGTTGCACATCTTAATCATCCATGCAGTAAGTGGGTGAGAGAAGCTAGTGGTAACTATTGGTGGTTGTATGAACACTTCATAGCACTTGGTACAGAGTACAAGTATCGGTATGGTAGAGAACATCTAAGCATTACTAAACTTGCAAGAGCTTTGTATCAACTACCAAGCAGTATACCAAGAACTAAAATGACACCAGTTGCACAGGCTATGCCGGAGGAATATAAGAATGAGAATCCTATTGTCGCTTATCGTAACTATTGCATTAACGAAAAGCATTACGCCAAGTGGGAACGAAATCGTAGTAAGCCTGATTGGTGGACTACACAACACAAGGAGGTTGCATGAGAGAAAAAATAATTGAAGGACTTGAAGCACACATACAGGGTAAAATGTACAAACATATTACGAATGTACATGTGCTATTAGAAAAACCAACAGGGGTTGCAGAACATCCTGACATCGTTGACACGATTGAAAGTGAGCTATCAGTGTTAGCTGACTGTGTAGATAAACTAGAAGTTTTAAATAAATTTTTTAAATGAAAATAATTAAACTCAATTCACAAATTGCAAACACTTTGGACGACTTCATAATCGCTTCAAAGAATTTAAAACAAGAGATAGAGATTGTACAAAGTCTTCGCAAGACTAAGCAAGATGCTAACGAGAGATACAAGCTTAACAATCGTATCAAAGATATGCAGTTTGATTTAACATGTAACATGCGATTCCTTGAAAGTATTAAAGATAATCTTCTTGATACAAAGAATCCTTATCATAATGAGATAAACTTTTTATTACAAAGTGCTTGACTTTGAATACAGTCGGTGGTATAATACGCACTTATTAAAATGAATTACATAGCTGAGAGAGAACAATACTTAACTCAAGAATTATCGAGAGACGAGTATCGCAGGTTTGTTGAATACATGGATACCAATAATTTTAATGTTGGATATACTGTTCAGAAACTTGATGAGACTTTTAAGGTGAGGCTAGATCATTCTCCACTTGTCAATTGGTTTGACATCATGGAGGCTATTGTAATTGATGACTAGGTATACTATGGGAATGCCCTCACTAAACAATACCTTCCTTTAACTCATGGTATCCGACATCTAGTCGGACAAGTTGCCGGTCTTGTGCCACCAACCGGCTTTACATTTGGAGGGCAAATGAAACTTTATTTTAAATCAGAAACATTAAACCAAGATGTCCAATGGATTTGGACGGACATGGAAAAGGCTTACTGGCAAACTTGGATACCCAAAAAGTCTAATCTAAAAATCTTATCCGAGTTATCAAACAAAGAAATGCAACTTGCAAAGGACGAGTTATGGAATAACCTGCAAGACAGCATTCAGTTTACACGAGATCAAATGAATTTTAAAAAGCGACAGAAAAGACTTGCAACAAAGTCTTAACTGTGGTATAATCTATGCACTTAATAACTCAATATGGAGGTAATTTATGTTTGAGTATGTAAAAGGTAAGGCTATGTGGGCTAACATCACATCGCCAAACACGAGGTTCCAGCCTCACAAATATGGTTTGACAGTTCTTACTGATCAAGAGACAGCCGACAAGCTAGAAGGTTTGGGTTTGTCTCAGGTCAGAGCAAGAACCGGACAACTTAAATACGAAGAACCTGCTTTCACTTTCTCAAGGAGAGCAGAAAGAAACGATGGTACTTCTAACGATGCACCTAAACTTGTTGACTCTGATGGTAACCCATTAGATTCATTGGTTGGTAATGGTTCAGAAGTGACTGTTAAAATTAAACCCTACAAGAATAACTACGGTAGCTTTGCTGAGTTGATTGCCGTCAAGGTAGATAACTTGGTTGAGTATTCCGAAGCTGATTCTGATAACGAGGAGTTTTAGTATGATCGTTACTATTAAAAATGATGATGGAGAATTTTTATTTGACATCAATAAAATAGATGATGAAGCTAAGAGACAAGAAGCAGGAGTAATCGTGCAGAAAGTTGGAAACCTTAGTGTTGTTATCGAAGCTTTGGACTTTGCATCTAGAACACATAGAGCCAACTTAGAACAGTTGCTTATGAGTTGCGATGAGGCAAAGATTGAAAACGAAGAGACCACTGATACAGAAACAGAGGAATCTTAATTAATGTTGAGGGCTAACATGGACGATAAAACTTGGGATAAGGTACATCAACCTTGTCCTTTGTGTGGCAGTAGTGATGCTGTCGGAGTTAATCAAGATGGTTCAGCAAAGTGTTTTAGCTGTGGTGAATTTATCTTTGATTATGAAGGAGCATGTAGAGGAAAGGATATGAAACCAAATAATCAAACTGAATATAAAACACCTGATACGGTAGGTGAAGGAAGCTATATTGCTTTAACTGATAGAGGTATTTCAAAAGCAACTGCTCAGAAATACGGAGTTAAAGGATTACAGAATCTGAAAGGAGAAGTTATCAAACACTTCTACCCTTACTACAATGGACACGAATTAGGTGCTACTAAGATTCGGAACACTGTCAACAAAGACTTCTTTATTCAAGGAGGCTACAATGGCACTGGATTATTTGGTCAACAACTCTTCAAGAGTGGTAAGTATATTACCATCACCGAAGGAGAGTGCGATGCAATGGCAGCCTATGAATTACTTGGTAGTAAGTGGGCTGTCGTTTCCATCAAGCGTGGTGCACAGGGAGCAGTCACCGACATCAAGGAAAGCTTAGAGTTCTTTGACGACTTTGAAAACGTTATCATTGCTTTTGATAATGACAAGGCAGGTAAGGATGCAGCTGTTAAGGTTGCAAGACTTTTCAAGCCCGGCAAAGCAAAGATACTTTCGTTTCCTAACGGTTGGAAAGATGCTAACGATATGCTCAAGAGCAACAAGCATAAAGAGTTTGTTGAAGCTTGGTGGGCTGCAAAAGTCTACACACCTTCCGGTGTTATCAACATCACGGAGCAACGTGCTAAGTTCCATGACCGAGAGAAAAAAGAATCTGTTCCATATCCTTACGAGGGATTGAACAAAAAACTCTATGGCATGAGACAAGGTGAGTTGGTTACATTGACAGGTGGTACAGGACTTGGTAAGTCTAGTGTGACTAGAGAATTAGAACACTGGCTTATTAAAGAAACCAAAGATAACGTAGGCATCATTGCACTTGAAGAAGATTGGAGAAGAACTGTTGACGGTATTCTTTCGATTGAAGCTAACGCTAGATTATACATTGATCATATCAGAGAAAACTTTTCAACCGAACAGTTGGATAAGTTCTTTGATATCTTATACGATGGTGATAATAAAAACAGAGTATGGATTCATTCACACTTTGGCACCAACGACATTGATGATATCTTTAGTAAGCTACGCTTTATGATTATCGGTTGCGATTGCAAGTGGGTGGTGGTTGATCACTTACACATGTTAGTCTCCGCAGTTAGCGAAGGTGATGAGAGACGAGCCATTGACAATATCATGACAAGGCTTCGTAGTATCGTTGAAGAAACAGGAGCAGGAATTATTTTAGTATCTCACTTGAGACGTGTCGATGGAAACAAAGGACACGAGAACGGTATTGAGGTAAGTCTTTCTCACCTACGTGGTTCAAACAGTATTGCTCAGTTATCTGATTGTGTTATTGCACTTGAAAGAAATCAGCAATCAGAAGATATTGAAGAAGCAAGAACAACAAGAATGCGTGTATTGAAATCACGATACACAGGAGATGTTGGTATGGCATGTCGTGTTAAATACGACCAAGAGACAGGCAGACTTCACGAACTGTCTGATGCCGATATAACAATTGATGATAACGCAGGAGAAGCATTTTAATGGATTTAGTATTTGATATTGAGACAGATGATCTCAATGCTACAAAGGTATGGTGCATAGTTGCACAGAATCCTGATACTGGTGAGATATTTAAGTTCCCTCCAAACAAATTAGAAGAGGGATACCAGTTTATCACTACAGCAGATCGGCTCATTGGACATAACATTGTAGGTTTTGATATACCTATAGTGCAGAAGTTTGGTGGAGTTGATTTATCAAAGAAAGATGTTATTGATACGCTTGTTCTATCACGATTGTTTAACCCAACACGTGAAGGTGGACACAGTCTTGAGAACTGGGGATACAAACTTAACTATAAAAAGATTGAGTTTGAGGAGTACACAGAGTACTCGCCTCAGATGCTTGAGTACTGTGTCCGAGACGTGCAACTTAATACACTTGTGTTTCACGAACTTCGTAAGGAGTCAGTAGGATTTTCAAAAGAATGTATTAAGCTTGAACACGATGTTGCTAGGATTATTAAACAACAAGAAACCAATGGCTTTAAGTTTGACAATATGTCAGCAGAACTTTTACTTGCTGAACTCCGTGAAAAGATGACAGCTATTGAAGATGAAGTACACAGAACTTTTAAACCTAGATGGGTTGATGATAAATTAGTTACACCTTTTGTTAAGAAAGATGGAACACTTTCTAAACGTGGTATGACTGATGAAGAGTACGATAGATGTTTATCTACTAATAACTTTAAACCTTTTATGAGACAAAAACTAGAAGAGTTTAATCTTGGTAGTCGTAAACAGATTGGTGAATACTTAACAGACTTTGGTTGGAAACCGGATAGATTTACACCAACCGGACAACCTATTGTTGATGAGAAAACTTTATCAGAGATAACTCATATCCATGAGGCTAAACTGATAGCTGACTTTCTCATGTTACAAAAACGTATTGCTCAAGTTACCTCATGGGTTGAGGCATTACAAGATGATGGGCGTGTACATGGGTTTGTTATTCCTAACGGTACCATCACTGGAAGAATGACACATAGAAATCCTAACATGGCACAGGTTCCATCGGTCAGTAATCCATACGGTAAAGAGTGTCGTGCTTGTTGGACTGTAGATGAAGGCAATGTTTTAATAGGTGTAGATGCTAGTGGTTTAGAGATTAGAATGTTAGCACACTACATGGATGATGAAGAATTTACAAAGGAGATATTGGATGGAGACATACACACAGCTAATCAAAGAGCTGCACAACTTGAATCAAGAAATCAGGCGAAGACATTCATCTATGCCCTCATGTACGGAGCAGGAGATGAAAAACTTGGCAAAGTGGTTGGAGGATCTACGACTGATGGTAGGAGAGCTAGAGAACATTTCTTCGATAGTAAACCTACATTTAAATCTCTTAGAGACAGGGTTCAAAGAGCAGCAAATAAAAAATTCCTTAAAGGTTTAGATGGTAGAAAGCTTTACATAAGAAACAATCATGCTGCACTGAATACTTTATTACAGGGTGCAGGTGCTATTGTTATGAAGAAAGCTTTAGTCATACTTGCTAATCGTTTAGAACTTAGCATGACACCTTTTAAGTTTGTTGCTAACATCCACGATGAATGGCAGATAGAAGTATCAGAATGCAGAGCCAATAAGGTAGGTACTCTTGCAGTACAAAGTATTATTGATGCAGGTAATCATTTTAATCTTAGATGTCCGCTTGATGGAGAGTTTAAGATAGGGAGGAACTGGAGTGAAACACACTAACCAACCTACACTTTTTCCTGACGATCATGATGAACTGTTTTTTGAAGATGGTAAGATATGTATTAAGTGTGATAAGAAACTTCCGCTTACTGCATTTAGCCCCGCATCAGGAGGAAACTTTTTAAGACCGGAATGTAAATCTTGTAACAATCATCTTAGCAAAGCTAGAAAATCATTAAAAGAAAAATATGGAATGCCACAAGAAGATGACTATACTTGTCCAATATGTCTTGGAACATCAGACAAAGTAAATGGATTAGGCGGTAAAAAATTAGGAGCTTGGGTTATTGATCATTGCCATGAGACAGAATCATTTAGAGGTTGGTTATGTCATACTTGCAATAGATGTCTAGGCGGGTTCAAAGATAGCACTGATATTTTACAAAGAGCTATACAATATTTAAAAAAGCATGAAGAAAAAATCAAAAACACTTGACACTTTAGTTCAAGATATATATAATAAGATTGGTGTACTTGGTAAAGGTGAACACATTGACCTAGACAAGGACACGATTGAACAGTTCGGAGAATCCATGAAAGAGATTCTTTACAACTGGTCTCATCCTGAACCACGTGGTAACGAGAAGCTACGTATGTCTAACATAGGTAGAAAGTCTCG